CTACTATTCTCCTTTATACTATATTTAGGGCGCCTCGAAAGACGCCCCATTTCAACATTATGTTGTAGTGTTTGATTCCCAGTATTGGTATCTCCAAGTACATTCAAATGTTTCTAGAGTAGTTGCCTGTTCCATAGTTAGATCAACTTGACCTATTATAGTTGGAAACATACCTCTAAAAGTATAAGACTTGATTGTGTTACCGTTTCTATCTAAGTGATCAACAAATGCGTCCACTTGATAGTCAACAGGATTTACAAGTCCTTCGTTATCTGAATGGTTGTTTATACCATTTGACCATCTCTCAATAGCATTTCTGATTAAGAAATCAGTATCGTTGATGATAGTTGTAGTCCAAGTTTGGAATGTTCTATCACCTGCCATGTAGATTGGTCTACCACGAAAGTTAACAGTTAATTCACCAAGTTCACTTGATGGTAAGTTAGTAGCAGTACATAAAAATGACATGCTTTCTGTCTCACCGCCAACTGCTGCAAAACCAGGGAAGGGAAGAGTAACTTTAAACTGATTGTTTCTAGCGCCTCCACCTTTAAGTTTTGAGATAAAGTCTGATACGTTTGCCATGTTTTACCTCCTATGCCCCAGCCACTTCACTAAATGCCACACCACTTCGTGTAGCGATAAAGTTTAGTTTGATGAAGTTAATTGAACGATTTGGTTTGATAAAGATATCAGCAACAAATTCGTTTCTGTCAATTACTTCCGCTGTGTTGTTTGATTCATCACAGACTACTGAGAAGTCTGTAAGTCCCCTTCTACCTTGAATATCTCTTAGGAAAGGTTCTACTAAGTTTCTAAATTGTGCTCTTGTAAATTCATCATTGAACTCAAAGAGTTGGAATTTAGCAGCAGTAGCTACCGCTTTCTCTAAAGTGATAAACAATCTTCTAACATTAATTCTGTTAAATGCAGAAGGTTTTGATAATGCTGTCTTATCGCCAAATAGAACAGTACCTTGACCAGGGAATGTTACAACAGGATTCACTCTTGCTTTGTAAAGATCATCTCGTTGTGTCTGGTTAGGGTTAAATGCAAGTTTAACGACTGATCTTATTTGTCCTCTACTAAAACCAGCAGGTGAGAAATGTGGATCTGCCACTGTATCTGTTCTTGCACATAGACCAGCGATGTCGCCATTCAATGGCACAAATCTATATACGTCATTGTATTTGTCGTACATATACTTATAACCACTATCAATAACGGCATATGATGAACTTGCAAGTCCATCAGCAAAAGCTTTAACATTAGCTGTTTGTGCGATTGGATCTGCCACATTTACAACGTCTGCTCTCGCAGGTGAGATAAATGCTACAACATCTTTTCTTTGTTCAGCAATGTCTATAAGTTTTTCTGCTTTTGTGTCGCCTGTAGCGTCTGAGTTGGTCTGTGAAGGACCAGCGATTAAGAAGTTAATGTCAACTGTTTCGCTATCTTGGAACTTCTCGTATGCAGTTGCCAATTCACCGTTTGTAGGAACGTTATCATCTGTACCGCCACTTAATGATGTTGAAAACACATTAAATGTATTTGTTGAACTGTTATCAAAAGTAGTACCAGTTTTTGTGTTACCAGCAGTTGATAAAGTTGTTTCATGGTCCATCCAATAAACATATTCACTATTTCTGTAAATTACATCTACATAGAAGTTTGAATTTCCTGAAGCGTCTTTTGCGTCTGAAGCTTGAGACATTCCTTCAAATGTTTCAAGTATACTTCCAGCAGTACCTGTGATACCACCGTCTTCATCAACAACAGCGACATGTAATTCGTCATTTGATCCACCAGCATTTGATACATCATCAGTAGTTGTTGGCGCACCAGAGAAGTTGAAATAATATTCCCAATATCTCTTAATGTGTGCGTTGTCAGCTACAGCGTGTCTTAATCCACCTGTTTGTGTTGTACCAGTCGCAGGATCAAATCTTGCAATTGTTAATAAATGTGTTGAGATTGCTGTTATTTTATAGTAATGACCTGATGGTGCAGCAGTAAAGTTACCACTAATATCACCAAACTCTAGTATGTCACCCACTTGTACCTCTGTACCGTCATCAATTGTGATAGTTGTATCGCCAATAGCCGCAGTAGCGTCATTGACTAA